GTTATGAGTGTAGAGGATGATCTAAACATGATGATTAAAGATGCTGCATTAATTGCACTCAATCAGCAGTATGAATTAAATTGTGTTAGATTAGAATATGTTGAAGTTTTATTATATGAAGCTAACCTTGTAGGTAATGCCTTTCCTATTAACAAATATGAAAATCTGTATAAAACAATACAAGAAGAATTAAAAAGATTAAATGTATGTAAAGCATGTAATCATAGATTTACACCTGTGACTGCTGTATGCTCTACTATTCAATGTTCAAAATGTGATTATATTTACGAGGTTTAAAAATGGGTATACCAGTCGAAATTAGTACAAATTTTAGTTTTAATAGAAAAAATGATAAGAAAAGAAATAAGAGATTAAAAGAGATATGTATTGAGTTGGCTCAGAATGACTCAATAATGGCGATGACTCATCTAGCTATGTCATATGAGTATGGAGAGCATGGAACTCCTTCTAAGACCACACAGGTCCAATTTGACCATACTGTGAAAGAGATTACCAGACTAACACAAGAACTTAGGTCATTATACTAAAAATAAAACCCGCAAATGCGGGTTTTATTTTTCAGTTATGTTAATTTGTTTAATCTTCTGCAACACCAATAATATTGCTTTCTTTCACGATGACTACATTACGTCCTTCGATTTTGATTTTGGTTGCACCTTCAATATCATAAAGAACTTTTTCGCCTTCCTTTACGGCTGGTGGAATAAATTTGTTACTCTTCTTGATCCTGACACCTTTTCCTACCGCTACAACAATCGCATAACGCTGTTTAAGGTCTTCGGTGAAGGTAGTGAGCACAATTCCACTGGAAGTTGTTTTAGTGACCTCACAGTCTTCTAAAATGATATGTTCATGCGTTGGTTTAATTGATAATGCTTTTGCTTTCATAATATTCCTTATTTGAATTAGTTATTATATATTACTGGTTATGGTTTGTCAAGATTGACATTCTTTTATTGCAACACTTTGGTCTTCAGATTTTATATCAAATTTCTTTAAATAGCACATCATTTGTTCAGGTGGTATTATTTGCCCAAATTTATTTAAAATAAACAAATCATTATCTTTTGAAATTTTAAATTCATATTTTTTTAATAAATCATCCTTAAACATCATGACTTCAGTTGAAGATACAGCAGAATCTTCATTATAATCAGCAGAGAGAGCGGCATACGTATTAAATCTTTGCCAAAATACATGATATAGATTATAATACTCATTTGAATCCACAATTGATTCAGTAATATTTTGTTTATTATAGGCATTAGGTAAATTACTGGCATTTCTGGTGTAAATAACAGTTACGACTATTCCTAATATAATCAAAAATAGTATTAGTAAATCTATTTTATAATTATTTTTCTTTAATTTACGTTTTCTAGTTGTCATGTGATTATTTAGGTTGAGAAATAAATAGTGATGGTGTAGAATAATTCATACAAGGAACTCATATGAAGAAATTATTTTTAGGTTTAGTGTTATTGATATCAATAAATGTTAATGCAGAAGTTATATTAGATGGTGAGTCTCTAGTATTACAGAATCCTTTATTAAAAGAAAAAAGTGACGAGATGTTAGAGTTAATAACAGGTTGTAATAAATTATTTGTAGTGACAAAGCTATATCGTGTCCCTAGCGACATTGAATTAGATGAAAATGATAAGGTTACAAAAACAAATGAACCATTCTACGAAATTTGGGGTGTATCTGGTTGTAACAGAACAAGTTTTTATTTAATTGAAATTACTATTGTTGGAATAGACAAGACTAGTATTGGGATCACACGTTTAAAACATTATTCTGAACGATCAACATAATAAATATAGATATTGATAAGGATATCCATGATAATTAAATATGTTGTACTTCCACTCTGTTTATTATTCATAAGTTGTACAGCACAGTCAATAGATCGTATTGCGACTCTGCCAGTACCTAAACATCCAGATGTTTTAAATGAATGTGTTGAAAAGTATACAGGTGAAAAAATAAACTTTTATCAAAGTTATAGTTCTGTAACAGTATTAGAAGATTTTTTTAATATTAAAGCTTTAAACATTATTGATAATAATGGTGTTTTTCATATAATAAATGAATTAGAGCTACCAAATTATGAATGTACTGTTACTCAAATTCCATAAATAGTTTATACGAGGAATTTAGGTATGAAATTAAACGATATATTAAACGAAGTATTTGATGCGAGTAAAGAACGTCAGACTGTTCAAAATGCTAGACCTGTTGGTGCGACTGGTGACTTGATTAATGCAGCACAAGCTGCTAGAATACTTGATGTTTCACCGTCTAGGATTAGACAAATGGTAGCTGATAAAGATAATCCTCTTCCATCAGTACCACCAGCAGAAGGTCAACGTGACCATCTATTCAAAATCTCTGATGTTAAAGCATATAAAAAGAAACATGTTGGTCGCCCAGAAAAAAAATAACAAATAATAGGAGAATATATGACGTTTGATATTTACACAACCAAAACTTGTCCACATTGTATTAAAGCAAAAGCACTACTAGATTCAAAAGGATACAAATATAGAGAATTTGTAGTAGGAAGTGGCACAATTGTTAGAGAAAATATACAAGATAGGGTTGATAAGTTAGGAGTCAGAGCACAGATTAGAACAGTTCCACAGATATTTTTAATGAAAAATGGTCTTGAAACTTATATCGGTGGCTCAGATGATCTATCAGCAAAAATAGATACACTATAAAGAGAAGGGAGCATTAGCTCCCTTTTTTATTTCTAAATATTCACGATATTTACATTAATGATAAATACTGTAAAGGGATAATTGTTATGAGTAAAAGAAATATAGAATTAGAATTAAATATATGCGAAGATTATAAAAATGGTGCGCGAACGATGCAACTAGTTAACAAATATAATAAATCAAAACGAACAATCTTAAATATATTAATAAGACATAATTTAAATAAAACAAGAGATGATATTAGTTCTGATTTTATTAAAAACAAAGAAAAATTAAAACCTTTAATTATAGAAGATTATTTAAATGGTATTCTCATTAAAGATATTGTAAAAAAATATAATATATCAAAAGATATGGCACGTATTATATTACAAGAAAGCGGTCATAGTTATCAAATGTTGACAGATAATGAGAAAATTAACATTATTAATGAATATAATAATTTAGTTGAGAATGGTAGGCAGGAACAATACTTATCCATATTACCTATTAAATTTAATAGGAGCATTGGAACTATTATGGAATTATTAAGGTCACGAAAAGTAAGGAAAATGAATCCTGTCAAAAAATATACATGTAATGAGAATTATTTTGAGAATATTGATACCCCTGACAAAGCATACTGGTTAGGATTTATTGCAGCAGATGGAAATATTTCTAGAAGTAATTTACATATAGGAATTCATAAAATGGATGTTGATCATTTAGAAAAATTTAAAAAAGATATAAATGCTACAAATCCTGTGAAAATTAAAAAATATATATCTAAGGAAAAACATTCTTATATTGCTAGAATTGATTTATATTCTAAAAAAATTGTTGATGATTTGAAACATCATGGACTTTATCCAAATAAAACCCATACATTATCATGGGATAATATTACTAAAAATATACCAGATAATTTTATTATAGATTTTGTTAGGGGATTCTTTGATGGTGATGGAAGTTGGAAGGTATCTAAAAATAGAATTACATTTAATGTTAGTAGTGTGAGTAAAGATTTTATAGAACCATTTAGTGAATGGTTTAGTAAAATGATTAATGTTAAAAGCTATAAAATATATAAAAGTAATCACATAACATCAACAATGTATTCATATGAACGTGCAAAGAAAGAAGACCTAATAAAAATTTATAAAGTTTTGTATAATGGTGAAGTTTGCTTAGATAGAAAATATTTAAGAGCAAAATCATTCATAATCACTTAGCTTGAAAATTTTAGACTCTTTTGGAATATATTGAGTAGTACTATCTGGTGTTAGAAACCAAAACCAGTTTTGAGGTTTTTTACAAGAAAATGAATTTGAAAAGCCATCAGTAATAACAAATACAGCTTCAGGATATGGTTCTTTATGTTTGTTAATATAATTGATGATATACTGTTCAATTACACTGAAAGAAGTTCCCCCGAAACCATATAGTTTTCTAGATTTAAGCGTTGTCTCATATACTTCTGTATCAAAACAATGCATCTTGATATCAAATCGTTCCTTGGGTAAAGATTCTGCTGCCTTAAAAAATCTATCTCTAAAGCCAGAACAGCTTCCAGATGTATCTTGAAAGAACCACACTTGAATCCTATCCTTTTCATCAGAATCCTCTTCCATTTCCATTTCAGACGGTATGAATAACTCTTGACTTAACATACTCATTCGTCTGTTAGTCATAACCCATTGATCAACATCTTTCTCTTCGGTTCTAAGATATTTCTTTGTCCATTTCTTAATGATGGTTTCCCATTTTGCCTTTTTAATTACTTTAGTTTTATGAACAAACCATTCCATACCCCCTGCACCTTTGCCTGCAGTCTTACTTATACTCTCAAATATCTCTTGTAGTGATTCTTTTTCAGCATCACCCATAACTTCTTTTACTTCTTTTAATATACCTTCTAATTCACTAGCTGACATTCCAGAATGATCATCAACTAATTCTCCACCTGAACCACCAGAACCTGATTTACCATCAGAGCCACCATTATCATCATCTGGAAATAATTTCTTGTGCATCTTATAATAATATTCAAAAGATTGATTCTCTTCGATCTGATCTGCATATTCACCAAAACAAGTATCAATCCAGCAATATTTATTGCTAGGATCAATTTCATCTTTCTTGAAACCGAATTTATTGACTAATGTATGGTTAACAACTACGTCCATCATCTTATTAGCTCTTGGTCCCCAATCTGCAATCCCTCTTATGCCATGCTCTAAAGCAACATGCATACATTCATGTGCAATGACGAATAATTTCTCTGGTTGTGATAGACTATCCCAGAAGTTTGGGTTTATAAGGAAATTAATACAATTACCTTCCCTATCAAATCCTACCTGTGCTGTTGGAATTCTACTACAGAATGATGGCTTACCAAGATTCCATAGATGATAGAACAAGCTATGGTGAACTTGTAGCTCTGAGAGAATTTCCATATACAAACGTGATGGAAAGTTAATTGATTCGGGAGAAATAGGTTGATTTTCGGTTTTCATGTTGCTATTATAGTCGGGTCAAAACCAAAATACAAGGTGTAATCAATGGCAACAATTAGTGAACAGAAATTAGATTTTTGGATTCAAAACAATCTAAATGTATTAATGCGAGGCAAACATGGTGCTGGTAAAACTAGCATGATTGTTGAAGCATTTGAAAGAAATGGTATTAGATGGAAATATTTTTCTGCCCCTACAATGGACCCATGGGTAGATTTCATTGGTGCTCCGAAAGAGAAAGTTGGAGAAGATGGTATTCCATACCTTGAATTAATTCGTCCCAAAGAATTTGCACGTGATGAAATCGAAGGTTTATTCTTTGATGAATTGAACAGAGCAAAACCCAAAGTACTCAATGCAATCATGGAATTAATTCAATTCAAATCTATTAATGGTCATAAATTCAATAACTTGAAATTTATTTGGGCATCAATCAATCCAGAAAAAGATGAAGATGATGATACATCATTAGATTATATGGTGCAGACGCTTGATCCTGCTCAAAAAGATCGTTTTCATGTTATTATCGACACTGATTATAAACCAAACAAAAAATATTTTGTTAATAGATTTGGCGATGAAATCGCATCAGCAGCCATTGAGTGGTGGAATAGATTGGGGGCAAAAATGCAGGATGAAGTGTCTCCTAGACGCTTACAGTATGCATTAGATATGAACGCGATTGGGGGCGATTTGACCGATGTTCTACCAAAAGGTTGTAATGTCTCAGAACTTGTTATACAATTAAAGACTGGATCATTCAGAAGCAATCTAGACGCATTGATGAAAAATAATGATGCTGAAGAAATTAGACAAAGCTTTGCATCTTCTAACTTTTACAATGGAGCAATTAAATTAATTAAAGAAAAAGGAAAATATTTAAATTATTTTCACTCGTATCTAGAGCCTGAACAACTTTCAAAATTGATCATGTCTGATGAAAACTTTAGAAAAAATATATTAAGTGATAAAGATAAGTTAGTCACACATGCTAGTGTACTCGGTAATATTGTTGACACTGGTGTAGGTAAAAGAAATGTTATTAAAGAAATTAAAGAAGCTTTATTGTTTAATAAAGTCAGAGATAACAATAATGTAAGTGAAATTCTTACTACTTATCATGATGAATATAAACATGGTATGTTTAATAATCATAATGATAAGACGCAAATAACAGCCCTTATAGTACATTCATTGTCTGAACTACCAGATGATATGAATGTATTGACTAAAATATTTGCCATCAATTGTTCCATAGGTGCAGTATCATATGGTAATTTTTGGAGTGACACGAAAAAGATCATCAAATATATTACTAATAAAATTAATAAGATTCAACCTGAGTTAAGTAATGAAGAATTTTATGAACAATATGTTAAGAAGGATAAAGTATTTAAGAATGTAGTTACATCTTCGAATATTGGAAGATTAGAGAAAAGATTTAAACAAATGGGGTTCTTACAATGATAAATTATATAAAGGGTGACTTGCTGGCAGTAACTAATGGTATGATAATTCACGGTTGTAATTGTTCAGGAGGCTTTGGTAGCGGGATTGCTGGACAGATACGAAAGAAATGGCCTTCTGTCTATAACAAGTTTAAGAAGATGCCAGTTGGTGAGAAATCATTGGGGAGAACTCAGTCATGTGTTATTACATGGACTGATGATGAATCACTTTGGGTTGTAAATTGCTTCACACAATTAAACTATGGTAAGGATGGTAAAAAATATGCCAGTGTTGATGCTATTCGTACAGCATTGGAACGTGTATTCAAGGAAGCTAATGAGTTTAATGAAGTTATTCATTCACCTAAAATTGGTTGTGGTTTGGGTGGTTTAGATTGGGATTCTGAAGTGCGTCCGATTTTTGAAGAGCTAAGTAACACATATCCAAATATAAACGTTAATATATACGAACTATGAGAGAATAATATGAAAGCATATAAAGCAACAAATAAAGATATGACATGTAGAGAACTACAATATGAATTAAATAAAGAATTCATTCATGAAGGTGAAATTAAAATGTGTGCTAATGGCATTCATTTCTGTGAAACCTTGGAACATGTGTTTAATTATTATTATCTTCGGCCACAAACACGATTTTTTGAAATAGAAGTCCCTGATGATGCTACTGTTATTAAAGGTGATGATAAATCCGTGACCAACAAAATTAAATTTGTTAAAGAGCTAACAAATGAAGAAATTTCTGAATTAACAGATGGAAAATATTCAATAACTGAATTAACTGAAAATAATCATATTTATAATTTAAATGGTGATCAAGAATATTGGAAGAACGGAAAGCGACACCGTGAAGATGGTCCCGCTGCCATCTATGCCAATGGTTATCAAGAATATTGGCAGAACGGAGAGCGTCATCGTGAAGATGGTCCCGCTGCCATCTATGCCAATGGTGATCAAGAATATTGGAAGAACGGAAAGCTTCACCGTGATGATGGTCCTGCTGTCATCTATGCAAATGGCGATCAAGAATATTGGAAGAACGGAAAGCTTCACCGTGATGATGGTCCTGCTATCATCCGTGCAAATGGTGATCAAGCATATTGGCAGAACGGAAAGCGACACCGTGATGATGGTCCTGCTGTCATCTATGCAAATGGTGATCAAGCATATTATCAGAACGGGCAAAAAATAATTTATAAATAATGGAGATAATTAAATGTCAACGTCTGAAAAAAGAATACAAAAAAGGATTAATATCAATATGAATAATATGTTAAAAGAAACACAAACAGTAAAATATAGAGTACAAGTTAATGGAGTCACATTGAACGAAAGTTTAAGTCAGGGGCTTGCAGAACAGTTTATTGCTACCTTGCTTCCTGAACAACGAAGCAATGCAGTGATCATCCCTGTGACAGAATCTGGTGCTCAGATTTTACTAGGTTAAAAATTACTAATATTTTAAACAGATGCAATATATATTTCGGGTTGTGCATCATTTTACAACCCGAAATTTTAAGGATGATTAATTAAATGAATATAGATGACAGATTAAATTTTTTAACTGACCTATCGGAGAAGCTTCAAGAGATAAATGAGATTTTTGAAGATCATGGTTTAGACGCTCCAAGTGTAGATTGTGATGATGAAGAATGCTTGTTACCCGATGATGTTGACGTTGTTAACATCAGACAATTGATAAGAGATGTACAGTTAGTAGTTGCAACAAATATTTGACAACAATAGAAAACATAAGTATACTAAGCCTCATTAAATTGAGGCTTTTTTATGTATACTGCATATGTGTTAACAGATAAATCACGCAAAGAAATATTGGAAAAATTTCCAGTCGCATACTCAAATGTAGTATGTCATCATATCACTGAGAAATTCGGTGTTGGGAGTGACGAACCTATTCCAGCACCGCCTGCATCAGTAAAAGTTGTCGGTCATGTAGACTCTAAGACTGGCATTGAGGGTTTGTTAGTTGAGATTAATGGTAGTACAAAGCGACCAGACGGAAAGCTTTACCATATCACATTATCATTAGGTCAGGGGCGTAAGCCTGTTGAAACTAACGATGTAATAAATCGTGCAGTAAGCTGTGAACCATTTGATGTGGATGTTACTCCTAAACTCTTAAAATGAAAACAACAGTCGTAAATATAAAACACAATGACTATGATGTTCTTGTCGATAGACGAACTATTTTTGGAAATCCTTTTGTAATAGGGAAAGATGGTAATAGAACGGAAGTTATTGAAAAATATAGAGAATGGATTTACGATCAACCCGATCTTATCAAAGAAATTAAGAAACTGAAAGGTAAAGTTTTGGGATGCCATTGTCGCCCAAAATATGCTTGTCATGGTGATATAATTGCTGAGATTGCAGATTCAATTATAGATGAGGAATTTGAATGAATAACAAAATTGCGGAATTAATCTGGGAAGATTTAACGGATAGGAGTGGTTGTGATTTTGATTTTGATGATGAAGTCATGGAAGAAATAATGGAAGCTTGGAACGATATTATCAATAATAACATGCCAGCCCAACGTGTGGGCCATGTTCACACCGACAAATCTGGTAATAGTGAAATTACTATTACAAAACCATTAAGACCCAACACAGTTAGTAAACTTTTTATATTTGAGGAATAACATGATAACTTTAGCAGACATGTCCGCATTGACAGTCCTATACAATTCACCAGACAGACATTACCATAATTTGAGGCATATTAATAAATGCTTATCGTATATTGAAGATAATAACTTAATTCCGTGGAATCATAAAAATGTAATTGAAGTCGCTATATGGTTTCACGATGCTGTTTACAATCCATATTCAAAGTATAATGAGCATTATAGTGCTAATTTATTCACAAAAAGTGATACATATAAGGAATTAGCTGTAAATGGGTTGGGCGAATATCAACTAATTTATGATATGATATTTGCAACAAGACTGCACACGGAAGATCAATCATTTGATCTTTATAAAGAAGATGAAAAACTAGCCATTGAATATATGCTTGATATTGATCTAGTAGGATTAGCTGATGATTATAATGATTATCAGAACAGTGCAATTCTTATCAGGAAAGAATATTATAATACATCTATTGATGATTTTATTAATGGTCGAAAGAAATTTCTGGAAGCAATGCTTGCTAGGAAATCAATCTATTATACATATCAATTTAAAACACTTAATGAAGATAAAGCACGTAGTAATATGCAACAGGAACTTGATTTAATAAATCGTGGGTTTAGACATGCAATACACACATGGTATGGAGAATAATGATGAAAACTATTACAATGCAAAAACAAAATTTTTTATCAGCATTACATGAAGCGATCAAATCAGCTAAAGTACGTGAAGATGCTGCAGGATACACTAGACCTAGTGCTTACAGGCAAGGGTTACAAGATGTTCTAGATGCCGCAAATAGCGTGACCGAAGAAGATTTATCGGTGTACCTTAATGGACGTTAGAAAATCAATAGATGAATCTGTTATAGAATTAAAAAATGATCTGGTAGAAGGCCAATCATTTAATTTACCTACTGAAAAACAATATGAACGAGCAATAAAATTCTACCAATTAATTGATAAGAAGTTTAAATCAGGGCTTGAAATAATTTCATCTTGGCAAGGAACTGTTATTTTTGAATGGGATGTTAATACTACTAAACACAATCAATTAGCTATTTTAATATATGATAAAGATGAATTAGGGTATGCATATCACATTAACGGAAAAAGTAATCATGGATCATTCAGTTACGATTATGGTAACACTATTCCAGAACTTATTATTGAAATGATGGAGAAATTAAATGCCAATTAATCTTAAAAAATATTCACCCAAAACGCTTGAAGAGGCGGCAACAGTTCTATATAATGATTTGGATGATGCTGAAAAAATTGAAATTAAAAATTCAAAGTATGGTTCTTTTCATCACACTGTTGGTAGAGATATCAGAAATGAGTGGGGGTTGTGGTCAGGAAGTACATTACGCGAGCACTTCAAAACTGTATATGGTCTTGGACATGCGGATGATATGAGTGGTTTAATTTTATTGAGTCTTAGATCATTAGTAGTAGGACACCCCTTTGATACAAATGTTGAATATATGGTAGAACATTATAAAAAACATTGGGAATCAATGAATGTTGACCCATTGACTCAAGAAGACAAATAAGGAATAATTATGTTAGACGGAATAAGTTTTATAGGTATAGATGAAAAGACTGATTTAGATAAGTTAAATCTTGTTGCAGAAATTAGCGATGGACCAGAGATAGAGTTTGGTGTTCTGTATTCTGAATCAAAAATGAGTCAGGGTCATAAAAGATATCCAAGTAAGAAATGGGTGGAGAATTTTACTGATGTTTTCTGGAAAGGTAAGATACCATCATATAGCACATCTTTGCATTTATGTGGAAGTGCTATTGAAAAATACCTAGACAAGGATCAATACTTAGTCGATCTTGTCAATCAATTTGATCGAGTCCAGTTAAACTTTTCTATGGATAAATTTAAGCCCGATGAGCTTACTGAGAAATTATTTGCGTTGGAGAAGGTTGTTGATTCTGTAACTGTACTTCAATTTAACAAGAGCAAGGCTGCATTCGTGGAATCGTTTACTAAACAAGTTAAACTGCCTAGTAGATTACTTTACAACATATTATTTGATGGGTCTGGTGGGTTTGGTAGAGTGTTAGAGGCACCACAAAAGCCTATTGACGGTTTCTATTGTGGCTATGCTGGCGGCATTGGACCAGAAACTGTCCTAGATATTATTACCAAGATTGATAAGGTTGTGGGTAATGAATATTACTATATTGACATGGAATCAAAGATTAGGGAAGATGACTACTTATCCATTGATAAATGTATTGAGGTAGTTAAAATTGTAAACCAATATCTTGAAGATCAGGATTCGTTATAACTGATCAAACATATCATCAAAAGCCGAGTTATCAATATGGGTGGGGACTTTACGGTCCTCACCTTTTAATATACGTTTAATATCAGCCCTAGAAGCACGAGGATGCAGCAAATTTTCTTTATTTGCTAAAATGATTAAATCTCGTATTTTAGTCTTTTCAGACTCGGGTACATATTTCATTGCTCTGTGACATAGGTAGAGTTTGCAAGAAAGACTCTTGACTCTACACCCTTTAGGACCATTGTGGCGGCAACCTTCGCAGCACCAATATGGACACCATCTACAAGTAACTAAATTCCCCTGAACTTTTATGTTACAGGGGTTATTCTGTTTTCCAATTTCATCAGCCTTATCATATAATTCATCATACAATTTAAGCTTTAGATTTACATCATTCATAGAAGTTCGTCTAATTTTTCCGCTCTCATCATATTAATGTAATCAGAAATTTGCTTCCCTACTAATGTTCCTACAATAGAAGCTGGAATATCATCAAATTTAATATCCGTTGTTAAAGCTAACGCCTTATCAAGATATCTACTTCTGATACTCTTACCAAATTTATGGGCGATTGTAACATCAGAATGTTGGTAGAACCCATTTGTTTGTAGAAACTGTACATAATCAGCAGCAGACGAATGAATATCGAAAGAATTCACTCTCAAGTGTTTAATTGCATAATCTACATATTCATTAGGGATTTTGTATGTTGCACAAAATTCCTTCACGTCTTCTTCCTTGAAGTGTTGCATGATAATTGCAAAATTAAAAATGTTTCGGCAAGTTCTTTTCCATGGTGTAGGTGTATGGTATGTGTGATCCAGTAATGTTGCATGAATCAGATCAAACTTTTTATCCAGCATTGGAAACACAGCACCTAATGCATTACAATTTTTCAGCGTTGCAAGGAATTTCTCTGGAGCAAAAATATCATGTAATGCTCTTTCAAACTCTTTCCAGATTCTTTCCTTGGTTAAATGATTCAATTCACCATTAGCCACCATCTCTTTGCACAAAGCCACTGTAGAATCATCCACAGACCAATCTCCGGCAAACTTAGCTACAAATCGCGCCAATCTAAGCACACGAACAGGGTCTTCTCTAAACGCCTCTGAGACGTGTTTAAGACGCTTTGCCTTTATATCTACCTGACCACCAAATGGATCGATGATTTCACCAGTTTCCATATCTTTAGCCATCGCATTAACCGTAAGATCACGACGAAAAAGATCATCCTTTAAAGAAATAGAAGGATCGAACACAGTTTCAAAACCATGATATCCATCACCTGTTTTTCTTTCAGTACGAGCAAGGGCAAATTCTTCACCCTTTTCATTTAAGAAAACAGGAAAGTCTGCACCTACTTGCTTGTAACCTTTTTGTATCATCCATTCAGGAGTAGCACCCACAACGACATAATCAATATCATGAGCTAATTTACCCATGAGAGGGTCGCGGACACATCCGCCTACTGTATAAAATTTAGGTTCCATTTCTATCTCCACATTGTTCTTATCATCAGAATTATAAGGCAATCCTAACTTTTTTGCAAGTCTTTTGACTTGCTCTCTTGTTTTACCTCGTTTTATCTGACGATATCCTTTATTGTTGTGGTGTCTGCGGGGCTTCAACAGGATTCCCTGCCTCAATTATATCATTAATCTTATTAATTGATTCTCTGAGTTTTAAAAATTCTTTATGGGTATACATAGGATTCCCATCAAGCCATGTTAATTTTTTACCACGTAATATTTCCCATGCTGCTTGTAATCTTCTTTTAAAACTGTACCCTGTACTTGTAACAGGAATCTCAAAATATACTTCAACATCCCGATATTTACCGTGCTGAGTTCCGTTATCCCATAACGTTATTCTAAGTAAATCGTCTTTATCAGTACATGCACACTCTACGTATTCTATATGATCACTCATTTTGTTTTACCCTTTAATTTTATATTACCGTTATCTTTTAACAAATTAAAATAATATAAATCCATCATTTCATAACGCCAATATTTTTTTCTATTTGACCATGTGCAGATTGCTAGTTGCTGTTCATCAACAATGGCTCTAATATGAATAAGCCTATTATTAGGATTATGTGCATTATAATGAATTTTCCATTTTTGACCAACTTCAGGTGTAGCCATAATTATTTCTCCAATTATTTGATACCTCTATTGGCATCAACCAGTTAATAACTCTATCAGCATCATTTTCAGTTAAACCTTCAACATGTATGGTTCTTACCATACGATAACATTCTGAAACCGAATCGTCAATTGCACACCAATTTTTAGGTTTAAATAGCTTTACCCATTCATCAATTTCTCTCTCACGACCATTGCGAAATTCATCACTATATGATACACCAAAAGTAAATCCGATAACTTGAGGGTCAATAATTCCCCATGAATTTAAATAAAGTTCAGCCAAAATAGGATCATGCATAAACTCACAGATTTTCCAAGACGAACTTATCACAATCTTAGCTTTAGTTGTTTGCAATATTCTATTTAATGCTACTATCGTAGATGGTTTGGGGGTTCTTATATACTCTGGGGCCATGAGGACACCATCAATGTCAAGTATGACAATAGGGTTATTCTGAATACTCTCAACATCATTTGGTATATCGTCTCTCATTCGATTTCTCTAATTATAGACCAACCATATATTGGATGTGGTGGCGAATCCCAAGAAAAAAAGTAATAAAAGTCTGGATATCTACGTTCAACATATTTTCTCCAGACCCACTTGCCGTTTATTGTACGTCTAGGACGCCATGCATACCAACGCTGCCACTCTAAAGCAGAATAATCCATTTGTGGTGGGGGGATTCCATCATGCATTATCATTGATACTCACCGGAATAAAAAGATCGAATCCATTATCATCTTCAGGATGACAGATATCTTCATCAAATGTAGAATTAAATTTTTCACGCTTATATGTAAATCTATTTTTATCAGCGTGCCATACAGCTACCGTAGCATTTCTGCAATGTCCGATATAAGACTGTCCATCTATTAATTGTGATTTGGGTAACATACCTTCACTGATGGCATCATTCATGATCGATTCTGGAATACCTTTAAAATCTTGATGTTTAAAGTATTTCTTATACAATTCATAGGCATGTGCTGTATCACTCATAAAAATCTCCGTTATTCATTCAGAATATACAGAGATTTTTGAAATATGTCAATGACGAATCATTACAAGATTTAGGAAAGGATCACTGGCTTCAGTGAAACCCAATGAAGAATAAAATTTTATGAGTTGTTCGTGATTTAATATATTTTCTTCATCAAATTTAAATAATGGAAAGGGCCAGAGTTTTGCTTTTTGTGGAATATATTTTGCTAATTCTCTGGCGTAGCCAGTTCCTCTGTATCGTGAGTGTACAACGAATTTATTAATAAACATATATCCATCTTTTGTCAAGTAACCAGTAATATAACCCTTTGAATCTTTGTAAATGACATTACGATTTATGCACATATAAATTTTTTCTCTAATAGTTAAACTCAATAAACAAATATGGAGTGAATTCTTCGTGAATCGCTTTAACGTATCGATCAAAAGCAACTGATAGTGCTTTTTGGGCAGCTTCTTCACTACCGAAAGCAGTAATAACTTCTTTTGGAATATCTCTTGAACGGTGTCCATGTGTATCCACATATGATATATCGCGTATCGATGTGTCATACGGGTTTGTATATTTTCCAGCAGTGTTAGGGCTATTACCGATTTCTGAACCATATGCATATGAAAATGAGTTGTCCTCCTCACCATATTCAATAAGAATGTTAAGTTTTGCTTTAAATGTCGGATTAGTATTATCCTCAGTCTCTCTAACTCCATCAAAATAACCATTCAGAACCAGACCAGTAACCTTAGCTTCACCTTTACCAGTAAAGCTAATATTATCACCAGCGAAATGATGATCTTCAATAATGATATCATTGTAGTCTAAACCTTCTTTTAATAAATTTAATTCTTTTAATAATTTCATTTTAATTCCAAGTATATTTAATTATTTATTAATTCTTCAGTCTCTGTTGAATATAATCAACTGCTCGACTGACTAATCTTTTAAATTCTTTTGATTCAGTTTTCTCAGGAAATAAATAAGCTATTTGATATTTCTTGAATTTTGCTAAAACTAGTGCATATATCGATTTACTATCATACACACCTTCTTTCCAAAATGCACGATCTAATTGCGAATCAATGCTTGCAATTGCCTGACCATATCTAGCATTAATTTCACTTGGAGAGTTTTGATATCTTACAAACCATTCTTGTTGATCTGAGAGTTGTGCCGGGACGTCTCTAGCATTATTATATTTATCGGGTGTACCCTTTGTTTTATAACTATCCAATGCATGTCTCAATTCGTGCATCATATATGTGCGTATTTTATAAGTATCTACAGGCGTTAATTGTAGAGGTATAGTGTTAAGATAAATTGTATTATATCGTTCTTCCCATAATCCTTCATATGGTCCGTCAGCATCTTTTAGTTCTTTCATTACTAATTTAATAGAGCCAAAATTTTTTGGTAAATTACCTAAAATATTCTCAGCATCAATTGATGCTGTTCTATTAATCAATTTCTCAATAGTACCGATGGAAGTAAATTTTGTGTCATAGATCGATTTCTTTATTTTTGATCTGAAATATGATTTCTTATCTTCTAAATATTCACTTATAATTTTTGAAATCATCACCAATGAACGATCCTCACCAGCAGTTTCGATTAAATATTGTTTAAAGGTTGGTTTCATATAGTCGATTCAATTATTGTATTATTTATTGAATGTTGTTGACTATATCAGCATTCTTAGTTATAATATTCACATGAACAACATACAAACTATACAAAATCTAATTCCTACAGCTAAAATCCTTAACGTTTATTGTTACGGAAGTCAAGTTTATGGAACTGCAACCCAAAACAGTGATTATGATTTTATTGTCGTAGGTCAGAATGTAAAGGATCATAATCAGGTCGATTCTTTCAGTGGTGATATTAGTCTCCATACATATACACCCAGAATGTTTCAACAGCATTTAGATGAGCATAAGATTAGTGCTATGGAATGCTTCTTCCTGCCAGAATCATTAGTGGTAAGAAGCCTTGTACCATTTACATTTAAGTTAGATCGCTCTTTGCTACGTAAAGAAATCAGTGCTAAGGCTAGTAACAGTTGGGTTAAGTGTAAGAAGAAGCTTACAGTAGAAAACGATTTCTATATTGGGGTTAAAAGTTTATTCCATTCATTTAGAATCGTTGACTTTGGTTTACAAATAGCTAAGGATGGTGTAATATATGATTATTCTTCAGCCAACACATTATGGGAAGAAATTAGATATAATTATGATAATGAACAATATGACTGGAATTTTTACAATAACACATTTAAGAGTCGTCATAATCAATTAATGACAGAATTTAGAAAATATGCGGAAAAATAATTATGAACATATTATTCGCTTATGACTATATTGATACTATAGGGTTTGTACCAAGTAAAGTCAGAGTTAAATGTAAAATTATATTTTCAAATTCAGACCAAAGTTATGAGTATGTTGAAAAAATAAGGAAGCATTATAACTCAAATAATATTGAAGAATATAAGTCAAAGAAGATGTTAAAATTAACAGAATATCATATTCAAATTATTGGATGTGATCTTGAAAAAACTATTGAGGAAGGTTAATTATATTTCCAGTAAAATCCTTGCGCTTTAGTGCTGTTTTTCAAAGCTCTATTAATTGAACCTATATGTTTATTTAATGATCGACAGGCTTCACTGGCAGATTCCCAAACTTTGATTTGATTATAATTATCATCTAATTGAATTACACTCTTACTTGATTTACCTGAAAATCTCCATTTATTTAAGTAGTCAAGGTTCATTAATTTACCGGAACTTATATCGGTATCATCGATATATCTCCAATAGAATCCATATGATGCAACATTCTTGTTTTTACATGCTGCACAAATATTAGCCTTTGCTTCTTTTTTGTTAGTTAATAACAACCCGGCTTGTCTTGCTGATTTATGAAATTTGATTATGTTACCAGTTTCTGTACAGATTTGTGCAACAGGGATAGCAGTTGCCTGCCCACCTTTATTGTTTTCTCTGAGATTCTTTTTATGAGCTTCAGTATGTATTGTTGGTAATATTGAACCGTTCGCAAAACCATCTTTTAAATATGTTGAAATTTTCGCCCTAGTTTCTTTAGAATGTGTTTTTCCGTACATATGATTATTTGCCCCCAACATTCTATTTCTTTTTATCTCTAAAAGCCATTTGGGGAAAATATATCCAGATGCCCCCTCGCCACCGTCTGTCATATTAGTTAATATACCAGTATTTTTATCTCGCCTTCCATATTGTTTAATCAATTCTTTTTCTTTATCAAATGCTTCTTGTTCATTGTCAGTTTCAAAAACTATTCGATGATCAATACTATAACCTTCTTTTAAAATTTTTAAAATAGTATTAATTTTATGTCTATTTTTATTTTTAAAATTTATTACATTTTGTGCTTCTTTTAAATGACTATAAACACGTAATTCCTTATTAAGATTACCCTTGCCAACATAAAATGGATTATTTTTTAATGGATTCCATAATTCGTAAACATAAAAATTTGACATATTAACTCCATTAATATATAATGTGTATATTATTTATAGGAACAATTTATTTATGAATTACAATTACATGTGCTATCTTGATGCAGATGGTGTCATCGCAGACTTTAATGGAAGAGTTAAATCTTTTCTTGGGGAAGATTTTTCTACAGATCATCCAAAATATAAAGGTAAAATTTGGGCAGGAATTCAGTATCATAACGATAATGTTCAGCCATTCTTTGAGTCTTTGGAAAAAATGCCAGATGCTGATGAGTTGATGGATTTTGTTCGTTCGAATTTTGGTAATATTTTTATTCTTACGGCATGTGGATTTACGCCAAAGGATGCAGCAGATCAGAAACGTAGATGGTTTGAGCGTCATTATGGTAAAGAGCTTATTGTTAAGGTTGTGTCTAAATCTCCTGATAAGGCTCAGTTTGCCACACCTAATTCTATTCTTGTAGATGATAGAAGCAAGTCAATCGATCCTTGGGTGGCAGCGGGTGGTATTGGTGTTCTGCACACTGATGCTAAGTCTACTATTAAGATTCTGGAGGAATTGATATCACTTCCGGTCTACTAAACACTTGAGAAACACCTTCAGACCATCCAGAAGTCCCTTCAACAGTCCATTCATCATTCCAGATTACACCATCTAATGATGATTGGACTATGAAGTCTGTTGGACCCCCACTTGTAGTGAATGGATATAATTCAACAGTATTAACAATATCACCAGTAACAAATTGATACCCCAATGCTTGCGGTAATGTTCCAGAAGCTACCCAACCATTCGATCCGGTAATAATACCATCAAATGCTTTATTTGGTGAAAATGACCCTATACTACTTGTTGCAAATGCAGTTCCACCTATACAAAGATTTGGACTCTTTTCATATTCTTTGAATCTCATTTCACCAACAGCCGCCCCAGCAG